TTTCCATTTACCTGTATCTTCGACATTCCACTCGTTTGTTTGCACTTTCCAGTCAGGAATATTATCTTTCACAGTGAAAGAAGGTAAATCCCATATACATCTGTTGTTTGGCTGTGCCGCATAGTTCCCATCATCGAGGGCTATGATGTGAGCGCACTTATGTTCGTGCGGAATTTCCGAATGATCGGTATCTAGTATATTACCATCTGGATGTGCCCAGTCAACTGTAAATAAATAACTACCGTGGTGCCATTTCTTGTCTTTACCTATGTATTTGCCTGAAGCTGCGCTTAAGATATTCCAAGAAGTAACAGTAGGAAAATAACTAAAAGAATTCCATAACTCCAGTTCGTCAAGTCTACGTTTAGGAACATCTTCGATTTTAAATCCTCTTTGAATAAATGCTGATATTGGGAGACGATAAAAGATTGCACCATTTTCCATAATTGCGTGAAATAAGATTGCACGCCCACCCATAGAGGTGATACCAAAGATAATACAGTCTTCAACTTCTCCGTGATGTTTTTTAAGATCATATAAATACTCCTTTCGTATTTGTGCATAGGTAGCTGGAATGTTTGCATTTAAATAAGCCATTATTTTATTTTACCCCAGTTTTCTCCTTGCTCATAATCTACTTTGTTCGGTACTTTAAGTTTTACAGCGGACTCCATTATCTCAATAATGTTTTCAGCTTTAGCATCAGATTCAACAGATATATCTACTTCATCGTGAATTTGAATGTGTGGTATTATACCATTTTCATATAAAGCTACCATAGATTTTTTTGTCATATCTGCTGCAGATCCTTGTATTAATTTATTTAATGCTTTGTAAGTAAACGCACGTTTTAATGGTTCATCATATTCTTTTCTAGCCATCTCTAGTGGTAGTGGTTTAAATATACCAAATTGAGTTGGCTGCCATAAATCAAAATGACACGCACGTCCTCCTAAAGTTCTAATCTTACCTCTGTCATTTGCTTTACGAGATACATTATCCATAAGTTGTTTTACGAATGGAGCTTTACTGTGATATTGTTTTATTAATTTTTCTGCAGACTCTTTCATTAAACCTAATTCGGCCATTAATTTATTTTTACCCATACCATACATAAGACCCAAATTGATCGTCTTGGCTTGCTTACGTTCTATGCCTGCCATATCGGCCACGACTTGGTGGAAATCAGCGTCTCCGGCGTTGTATGCGTCTACAATTTCATCAACACCTGATAAATTTTGTAGTTTTGCATAATGCACTAAAATTCTAGGCTCTTGTTGTGAGTAGTCAAACGATCCCCATTTACATTTTTCTTCCGGTATAAATATAGATCTTATCATTGGACCAAGTTCAGGATGTCTTGCTGGAATCTGTTGTAAGTTTGGATTACTCATACTAAATCTACCTGTTACGGTACCACCTGCATCGGATCTAATTTGATTTATGTCAGCGTGTATTCTACCCTTAACTGCGTGTTTAGTTATTGAATCTATAAATGTAGTGTGAGCTTTGTTTATCTCTCTTGCATCTGCAATCAGTTTTGGTAATTCGTGTGGGTGATTTTGTAAAAAGTTTTTTGTAAAACTTGGTTCTTTACTTTTTTCTGTTCTATCGTATGGAAGTTTTAGTTTATCAAAAGCTTTTGCAATAGATCTAGCTGCGTGTATTTCTACATCAACATTAGTTAAGTCTTTGATTCTACTGACAATTTTAGCTTCTCTTTCCATAAGATTTTTTTTAATTTTAGCTGCTCTTTCAAGATCAACTCTTACACCTTTAAATCTCATATCTACTAAACAAGGAAATAATTTTGTCTCTAAATTAAATACATCCCAAAGTTCTTCTTTATATAATTCTGTTTCTAATCTCTTCCAAAGTTTAAGTGTAGACTCTGCATCACGTTCTGCGTATTGACCTACAAATAATGCAGGTAATCTCCACATATCTTTTTTAGGATCTAAACCATATTCTTTTGCTGCTGCATTTAAAATGCTTTCATCTTTACCCATACCTACATAAAATTTTGCCAGTGTATTTAATGCATAAGACATTCTGTTCTCATCTATTAAAGACGCTGCTATCATTGTGTCTACTATTTTACCCTTAACAATTATACCTGCTGACCTTAACCAGCAAATATCGTACATTGCATTGTGAAATATAAAGGTAGTATCTACCTGGCTACAAATATCTTTTAGCCAATTTAACACTAGATTTTTATCCATATTACCACCAGATTCGTGGTGGATAGGAAAATAGCCTGACCAGCCCTCTACGGCCACCGCAACGCCAGCAATATGGCCTTTTCCAGTCACATTACCAGAGCCTAGCTCTTTTAAATGTGGATCATTAGTCTCTAAATCGATTGCTATTTCTTTTGCACCTTTGAGATTTTTTAATTCTTCTGGCATTACCCACTCTGTTTCTGGAGTGAACAAAGGTATTTGTGTATTTCTCATTCGTAATCCCTTTCGATTATCATATCAATATAGTGTTTAGCTTTTAGAAGGTCTTCTCTTCCACCTTTTTTAGATGCTCTCACTATGTATTTTATAGCGTTCCCCTCCGCGAAAAGCAACTTGTTTTTATTTATAAACTCTGCGGGCTGAATGACAAAATCTTGATAGTGACTTCCACCAACCTGTCTGACTAAAGATTTTAAATCTCCTAATTTAGCATTTTTATTTATTACTCCTGATTCGAAAAGTTTTTTATATGTTTTTTTCATAGTATATAAGCTCGATCAAAATCCTTTGGATCTAAGACGTGTAATTCACGCTTCGCTCTCGTCGCTCCAGTGTAGAATAATCTATGTAATTCATCCGGGTCGTGACTAAACGTTTCTAGCGCTGCATTAGTTATGTCTTGCATCAATAAAACTTTGTCGGCTTCTCCTCCTTTTGCTCCGTGTATTGTTGACATTATGATACGAGGATTTTTATTTATCATCTCACCATTCGCCCTCATATTACGAATGTAATTCTCTGTGATATTATCTAAGCCTTCAAAGGCATCATACCAAACACTATCAGTTAGTAATCCGTGTTCAGCTTTACAATCTCTCATTAAATATTTTTGATCAGTATGAAGTGTTTTAGCCTTTCTAAATCCTTCTAATACATTTGATCCTAAATATTCATATATATTTTTTATTTCTAAATAATTTAATGAAGCATTAGCACGCCAAGCTTCCCAATTATTTAATGCTAACAATAATTTAAGTGGTATAGAGTTTCGTCCCTTGTATTGATAGTACCAGCCACGCAGTTCACATACTTCTTTGACCTGATCTAAAAAATGATTTGCTGATGATAAAACTAACCAATTACCTTTAGACATATCTACTTGTGTAATATCCGAATATCTTTTTAATATTCCTTCTTCGACCCTAGGTTTATAATTTTTATCAAATCTATTTTCTACTTGATTAATTATTTTTTGTGATAATTCGTGTATTGGTCCACCAGGAATACGATAGGATTGATCTAATGTTTGTATATCATCTACTTCTTCTTTAAGTGCTATGAAGTGATCTACATCTGCACCGGCCCATTTAAATATTGCCTGGTCATCATCACCTGCAATATAAGTCTTACCGGCTTCAGCCCAAATCTTTCTGACCATTTCCCATTGTAATAAAGATAAGTCTTGAGCTTCATCTATAAATAATACTTCAAACTTATTTGTAGTTTCTTTTAATAAATAATCTTCAATCAAATCGTTGAAGTCTTTGAGTCCTTTTTCTTTTTTAAATCTTTTTAGTTCTTCTGCTAATAAAAATAACGTGTTTCTTTCTATGTCTAATATATTTTTTCTTGAATCATAATATTCTAATAAGTCCATTCGCTTAACAGCTGCTGTATTTATTATTGTAAGATATTCATTATCAGAATTAAATGTACCATCTCCATCAGAAAATTTTGCAACTTTAATTGGAATACCACACTTCTCACCAAACTCTTTGTAGTCTTGGCTACCCATCATTTTTTCTCTAGTCATTGATAACTGATTAAATGCATAAGAATGCAAAGTTCTAAAATAAGTTAGATCATCTTCTACATCCAAGTTAAATTTTTCCGCAGCCCTAGTCGCTGCTTCTGTTGCAGCTTTCTTTGTAAAAGAAAAATAACCTATTTGTTTAGGTCTTATTCCTTGTTGTATAAACTGATCCACTAGATTCAACAACGTTGTTGTTTTGCCTGTTCCAGGAGGTCCCAGTATTATTGTTTTCATATTTTTTTACCTTACGTTCAAGTATTTTGTTTTTAAGTTTAAGTTCTTCATTTTCTTTTTCTAATTTTTCTATCCGCAATCTAAAGCGTAAATGCCAGTTAACTCCTATATCATTATCAAACATTAAAAGTTTTCTATTTCATATGGTGTTTTAGATACCGACGCTTCTGTTTGTTTCATTGTTTTAATTTTTACTAATCTTGGTTGTTGTTTTTTTATTCTTACTCTTTCTTCTCCAACAAAATTTTCTAATCTTTTTATTAAGTTACCTGTTTTAGTTTTATCCATTTCCCAATGATTCCTTTTACAAAAATTATAAAAGTCTTCCATTCTAAAATAAGTAAATTCTTTTTTATCATCCGTGTATGGGAGCTTATTAAATACATCATCAATCGTTCTAGCCGACTGTCTGTTCGTCGTCCAATCTTGTAGTAATCCTGTAATTTCATTTTCCGGATGTAAAGATTCTAAAGGTTCTACTTCTTGTAAATCTTGCATCATTGGTTTTAAAAAATGTTGCTTCCAATCTTTTGGTTTAGGTACAGGTACAATTAAATTTGCTTGATCTAAACAAGCTAAAGCAAACAAAGGTGGACTATAAAGTTGTTCTGATTTTAATTCGATTCTTTTTTTATCCACACTTAAAAACCATTGTGGTGGATTAGATGAATACTTAGTTAAACTTCCAAGGACAGGCATTTCCTCTTCCCCAAAACCTACACCAAATCTTTTTGTTCTACATAAACCTGATTGACATACTGCATTGATAGGTGCATCTTTACATCTATATTTGTCGTAACCTTTTCTATTTACAGATTTAATTAATTGTTGAACCTCACTATTACTTAATGGTGGTTCCATAAATTTTTGATTAGCTTTTACAATCTCATCTTCCCAAGTATCTGGAGAAGATTGTTTGTAGTAAACTGCTATATTAAATAATGCATTATTCCTAGACCCCTCACCAAAACCAATTGTTGCTAATTTGTTTAAGCAAGGAGGTCCTCCAGGAAATGCTTCTTCTATTTTTTTCTTTTCCGTTTTAATTTGTTCCACCTCTTCTTTTCCACAAGCCAAAACATCATAGAGCTTATAAAATTCCTCAAGTGTACAACCGGAGCCATTATCGTTGATAGCATAACGTAGTCCTTTCATATCATTGTAGTAGGGTAAATTTAAAAAGTTACCAGTGTCCCCACGTTCCACTAGTATCTCTGTTTGTTTAGGAAAAATTTCTGATCCTTCATATCCAAGTATGATAGATATTTCTTTTAATTTTGACTGCATCAATGATGCAGGAATGTTTTCTTTGGTAAATAAAAATACGTGAGCACCGCCTGATTTAGAACGGCAAACAATTAATGGGAGGTTAAGATTTCGTATGCTTTGAATGAGGCTAGTGTGATCGAAATTATACTCGTCAATATCAATGCACCCCCAGCGACAATCGTTATTTTCTGTAATAGGGATAATTCCAAGGGCTGCTCCTTTTCCTTCGAGATGGTTTTTCCAGAGTTCATCTGTGACGGTGCCACGTACAATAAAAGCTTTGCCTTTTTGCTTTCCGTTTTCACCTCGTTCACCGGGTTGATATTGTCCATATGCTATAGTTAATCCGTTAAATATATTTTTGAATTTGTTCATTATCACTTCTCATTTCTTTGTAAAGGGGAAAGTTTCCTTTCCCCTTATTTTTATTAGTAAGGAGTTGAATCCTTAACTTTCTCTTCTACATCAGCTTTTGTTTGAACGGTCCCTTTAGATACATTTCCAGAAAAATTCTTTGCATCTAAATACAAAGTCTTATCTGCTTGTCCTAAAATTCTGTCCTGCGTTACAACCCAGCCATACCAAGAACCTTTGTCGTTCTTTTGTAAGGTAGATGCTAGATTATAAACAACTCCGTGCATAGGAGGTATAGCAAATCCCCCTTTACCATCAGCAATTTGTATGGTTTTCATCATTGAATTCCATTTTTTGCTAACGTTTAATTGAGTTGATTTCATTGTGATCAAAGCAGGTGTATAACCACCATTCTTTGTCTCAATCATTACATAGTAAGAAGCTGTCTCTTCTAAATAGTTACCGTTAGGTAATCTTATTTTAGAGCCATCTCTTTTACCTGTTGCGATTATCGGACTGTTCGGTAAGTGTACAGCCACAGGAGCACCCGGACCATCACCTCTATCCGACCACTCAGGATAATCTTTCTTATAGTAACAAGGAATTATCTTGATACCTTTTTTACCATCGTATAGTTCGCTGGTAACAGTATTATAGATCATACCAGGTTTGGCACCTTCTATATACTTTGCATCACCATCAGTTACCTGTGGTGATAGCTGTCC